ATCAACTGCCATTGCTACTTTATCTTTCATAGTTTCTTTAAATGCATCTTCGGCATCTAAGTTTGAATTGTTAACTAATGCGTCAACTATTTTATCACTACTCATCGTCTATATCTCCTATATCATCATCGTTTGGTTGTTGTGGTTCTTGTTGTTGAGGTTCACCTTTTATAGGTTCATTTGTTACACCATCGTTTGGTGGTAAATTAACTCCACCGTCTTCTGGGTCAGTACCTGCCTCAACATTCATTTGTTTTTTCATTTCTTCTATTTCGTATTCACTTAATTTAAGAACGTTTTGTTGTACCCATTTCTTACTAAAGAATGTTCCAACAAATCCCTCAATCGCACCTAGTTGATCTATCTTCTCTCTTAATAATTCTGCATTTTTTAATTCTGCAAAGTTATTGTCTTGTAAGAAGTCATAACTAATATGCTCTGCCATTGCAGGCCACTCTTCTACATTAATAACACCTTTTAAAATCAATTGAGTTTTAAGCATGTCATTAAATAGTGGTGTGAATTTTTTTCTAACTTTTTGTACAAACTTAGTAAACTTTAATTCATCTCTAGTAATCTCTGTTGATCTTCCTAAAGAAAAGTTTTGTTCAGCTTCTAGTCTAGAGATTGGAACATTTAAAGAACGATATAATTTTCTTTGGAAGTAAGTTATATCTTCTATCTCACCTAGGTTGTTTCCACCAGGTAATGTTGTAATCTCTGTTCCTCTGCCACCTTCTCTTCTTGGTAACCAGAAGTCTTCAAGCATTGACATGTGATTTCTATCGTCTCTGATCTCACCTGTTTTTGCATCGTAAACTAATTTGTTTCTGTATCTTTGCATCACATCTTTTAGGTATTGCTCTGCTTTTGCTTTTGGTAAGTTACCTACATCGATGTAAAAAATTCTTCTTTCTGGTGCTCTTGATATTCTGTAAATAACAAGACTGTCTTCAATCATTCTTAATTGATTGACAGGTTTAATTGCTTTGTGCAAATATGATAATACCATATTTCTATTTGCATCAATCAAACCAGATGGCACATAAGTTACTGAGTCTGGTGAAAGTCTAACGCCAATCATATTATTGTTTCCACTACCACCACCCATGTAAGTGCCTTTGGCATTGTAAATAAAATATTCTTGAGCTTGTTTAATTAGATCAGGTCCCATTGATTTGGGTTGTTTTTTAACTTCTCTAACTTTTTTAATTTGTCTAGGGTCAATGTATCTAACTTCTTGAATACCTAGTTTAGGTGCTTTAGTATCAATTACTTTGTGATAATAAATTCTACCATCAACATACCAACGTCTAAAGATATCTGGGCCTTTAGTATCAAAGTCTAATAGTCTTAAAACGTTATCAAACTCTTCTCTAATTCTATCTTTAATTCTTTTTGTATGTGGTAGATTATCGGTAATAATATCAACAGATTGATCTCGCTCATTAGCAACGATTGCCTCGTTCATAATATCTTCAATTGCACTATCACACTCTGGTTGTTGTGCAATATCTCTATATCTTCTTACAAGGTCATTCTCGTTACGATCTCGACCATCTTGATCTAAGACCTGAGCAAAGTGCCCACCGCCTGCGATTTCAACTGTGCCATCGTCAGGCGATTTTTGGGTAAACTTTTCTTGACTATCTGTATCTTTTATTCTTTCGAATTTAAATCCGAACAGCTCTGCCATAATGTACTCCTACTTGGTTATTAGTATTTAGTAGGTAAATTAGAAGTTAACGCCACTTGCTTCAAAGTGTTGATATCTCCATGTCACCTCAAACTCTTCAATGGTATTCGTTGTATCAGCAGCCACATCGATTTGAGCTGTTGTTAACGGATACGCATTTCTGAAAATGTAAGATTTAAGAATAGTGTCGTCTCTGTCTAGTTGTTCAACGAATAAATCAGCTGTGTATTCAGCAGGTGATGAAACACCTGTGTTTTCAACTGTATCGTTAATACCATTCATCCAACGCTCCATTGCATTTCTTATCATAAAGTCTGTATCATTGATAAAGGTTGTAGTCCAAGTTTCAAACTCTCTATCACCTGCGATGTAGATATTTCTACCTCTGAAAGGGATAGCGATTTCACCAAGTGTTTGACCTGGTAAGTTTGAAGCTTTTGCTAAGAAAGAACTTCTTCTTACATCTAATCCAATTGCGATACCTGGTGGTGGTGTAATAGTTACTCTGAACTGATTGGCTCTTGCGCCTCCACCAATTAAGTTTGCTTTAAAGTCGTCTATTCTAGCCATGATTACGCTCCTCCTACTTCGGTAAACGCAACACCTGTTCTAGTTGCTATAAACGATAGTGTAATAAAGTTAATAGCTCTAGCAGGTTTGACAAAGATGTCTGCAACAAACTCGTTTCTGTCGATTACTTCGCCAGTGTTGTTTGTACCATCTGCAACTACTGAAAAATCAGATATTCCTCTTCGACCTTGTATGTCTCTTAGGAATGGCTCAACTAAGTTTCTAAATTGTGCTCTTGTAAATTCATCGTTGAATTCAAACAATTGAAATTTAGCTGCAGTTGCGATTGCTTTTTCTAGAAGTAAGAATAATCTTCTTACGTTAATTCTATCGAAAGCACTTGGTTTAGTTAATGCAGTTTTGTCACCAAATAATACAACACCTTGGCCTGGGAAATTAGTTACAGGGTTTACTCTTGCTCTGTAAAGTATATCTCTTTGGGCATTGTTAGGGTTGTATGATAATTTGATAGCGCCTCTTATGTTTCCTCTGTTAAATCCAGCAGGTGAAAAGAAACTATCTGCTATTCTGTCTGTAAATGCACATAGACCAGCAATGTCACCATTTAATGGTACAAATCTATATACGTCATTGTATTTGTCGTACATGTATTTGTATCCACTATCAAACACCATGTAAGATGAGCTTGGACATAAGTCGAAACCTGCTTTTACATTTTCAGTTTGTGTAGTGTCATTTGCTATGTTAACTGTTGCAGCTCTGTATGGTGATACAAATCCTACACAGTCTCGTCTTTTTTCTACAAGATCAGTTATCATTGTAACGTGTGTGTCCATGTTAGATGCTGTGTCTGCCGCAATCGAACTTGAACCACCAATTACTAAGTTGATGTCTAATGATTCTGTATCAGAAAACTTATCATACGCAAGTCTTAACTCACCATTTGTTAATGAGTAATCGTCTGTACCAGATGCTAATACACTATCAGTTGGTGTATCAACTGCTGTGTATGCTGCGGTTACGTCTGTTCCCCAATTTGAACCAGATGAATTGTGGTCCATCCAATATACAAAAGATGATTGATTGTAAATCACATTTGGATAGTAGTTTGTAGAACCTTGAGCTGTTTTTGCGTTAGGGTTTTTAGACATGTTTGCAAAAGTTTCGATAATTGCATTTTGTCTGTTTCCAGCTACATCTACAGCTGAACCAGTGATGTCACCAGTAGTATCAAAAACTACTACGTGTATTTCGTCACCTGTTCCTCTTCCATTAGCTGTTGCCCATGCTGATGTACCAGGTGCTCCGTCAAATCTATCGTAGAATCTCCAACGTCTTTTGATGTAAGAGTTATCAGGTATGATGTTGTGAGTACCACCGCCATTAGGGTCGTCTAATCTTCTAATTGTTGCAACGTTAGTTGAAGTATTTACTGCTGTTACTTCATATTGTTTTCCGTCTTCACCAGTTACAGGTGTTGTACCTGCTGAGTCTGTAAAGAAAGATATAATATCGTGTACGTGTATTTCATCGCCTGATGCATCGATGTCATCTACTGCGATTGATGTTGAACCTGCAGCATCTTCCGTAACTGTTAAGTTAGATGATGTCAACATTTCTTCATATGCTGTTGCTGTAGCACAGATTGAAATTCCTAATGAGTTTCCATGTGTTCCAGCTGTTCTTGCAGCCCACTCACCTACTGATGCTTCTCCGTTTGAGAAAGAACCTAGATAGTGGTCTGTATCTCTAATTAATATTGCTGAACCCGATGCAACTGCATTTACTATAGCACTTTCTGCTCTTACTACTTTTAACGAATTAGTGTATTGTAGAAAGTTTGCAGCGGAATACCAGTTCTCAAAGTTTGATGAGTTTGGTTTACCGAAATTTTTAATAAGGTCTTCTTCAGACGTTATAGTTGTTACAGATGAGACTGGGCCTTTTTCAAATGCGCCTGCAATTGCACCGATTGACGTTGCTACTGCTGGTACCACATTCGTTAAGTCAACTTCTTTTACCTGAACGCCAGGTGAGACTAAAAATGCCATTGTTGTTCTCCTTTTGATGTATAGCTATTACATTCTATTTTATATCTGTATTTATAGATATTTAATTTTCAAAGACCCATTATTTATAGACCGACCAGATATAAATACTATTATCATGCAATCTCATTATGAAAAATACAAAGAGACTATCAAGAAAGTTGCAAGAAGACACTACAATAAACGTGTATCTTGGTTAAACAACCATCTATCTGATAAGTCTTGTAAAAACTGTGGTGAAAGTGAAACCATATGTCTTAAATTTCATCCTCATGATTCTAATATACGTAAACTATCTAAAACTAATGGTGTTAATGGTTCTGGTAGACAAGAAATACTTAATTTAATTGATAGTTCTAATGTCATATGTCATAATTGTTGGATTAAACTTGATAATGATCTGATTGAGTTGATATAAGTTCTTTTGTTCTATCTGACATAACACCAGTTAAAACTAACATTGGTCTAGGTTTATTACTTGCGTTTGCCGTTGCGTGTGGTATATTCTTCCAATCAAAATAATGTATATCACCACTTTGCCATCTATCAAATAATTCATTTCCATACATCATAAACTGACCAGGTTCGTAATCATCTAACATAATCATAATTCTAAGAACGTTATTAGGGTCTTCGTCTATATCATAAAGTTTATCTACATGCATATTCAACATTTCACCAGTAAACTGAACATGCAATTTTCCTTTAACAGTTTTAAACTCAAAGTAATCTATCATTTTTTGTATAGTAGGACATTTACTAAAATCAGTTAGTCCACGATAGATCGTCATCTTTGGATTGGCACCTGCTTTAATTAAATCATTTTCTTCAGCCTCAACATCGTTATTAGGTCTACCTGCTGATAATCTTCTATTACTCCAATTGAGCTCTTTTGCATCATGGATAACATTGTTTATTTCTTCTTTCCAATTACCTACAAATCTACCAATGTGTTTAACGTTATCAGTATCTACTATTGAATTATCAAAGTGATAGTTACTTCTTTTTTTTGCGTCTTCCCAATTACTTATAGACATATACTTGAATATCCTTTTGCTTGTAGTCGTGTTTCTCACCTGAATATTGTATTTCTAATTCTTTTGCTAATTCGCCATTATCTTTAACTTTTTTAATTCTGTTCCAATTGTTTTTACAAAACTCCATAATTTCTTTATTCTGTTCTTGAATATGAAACCACATACTTGATAAATTTTCATAGTAAGTATATTTTGGATATGTGATATTAAACTCACCACAATGTTTCCACCAATCATAGCATTCTACATCATTTCTGTATACCATAACAATTGGATAACCATGTTCTTTTAGAT